GGTAGGGCAACACCGTCGGTGCGACTTGAAACATCCAAAGAATAACTTGGTGCGCTTCCAATACCAAAAACCCCGTCCGTGTCTATATAAACGCCAAAGTCGTTGCCGTTACCATCCGATAGAAGTTTGGCGGTTGCACTTGCTTCGGTTGAATCGCTTGTTTTAATTAGCGATTTGTAGGTGTTTTTTATCTGTTTTCCCGTTAATGAAGTCCCCATTTATTTATTTTTTACAAATTTAATCATTTTCGTAGGTACGCAACGCATTGTCCAGCCGTAACCGTTATATTTGTGATATTACCGCGTATCGAATGAAAGTCTTTTAAAGTTAAGTCAGTTACCGTAGTGTCACCGCCTTCGGTTAAATTAGTGAAACTTAAAGTGGTGTTACCAAGTGATTCAATAAGCCCATAAATTTCACCTTCTGGCGATGTATTTGTACCACCTGAATCTAAATACCTAAAGCCGTAGTCGCCAAAAGTTAGACGATAAAACTTGTTTGCCGAATATAAATCCCTTGTTGCCATATCTATTTACCTTGTCCTTTATATTTTTTTTTGTACCCCGTTTGACCGATCGAAGCATTTTTTGAATGCACTCCCGGACGTTTGGTTGTACTTTTTTTTCTATAAGTGTTTACCGGTGCTTTTGCCATTGTTGGTTTATTTTGTTTTATCTTTTAGCTTTTCGTAGGTTCTTAAACCACCAAGGCCTAACATTCCCATCAAAACGGTAAACAAACTATTGGTGTCAAATTCGATCGGATTCATATCGGTGTAAGCCATCAAAAGCGGCATTGCAATATAATGAAAACCAAACGCAAAGGCGCAAATCCATCCAACCATTGGTCGCCATCCCGAAACAAATATTGATCGGTGTTGCGCTTCGACTTTGTTAATTTCCGATTGCAATTCAATAATCGTTTTAGGGTCAAGTTCTTTTCCCTTTATTGCTTCTCGGATTTCCCAAGCAAGTCCACCAATTGGCGATTTATCCTTTTTACCGCCCCCTAAAAGACCCAATAACAATTTAAGCATATAATTCGTAGTTTGTTTTTTTGCCTTTCTTAAAAGCCTTTAAAATGCGGTTACGGTTGCCATTTGGACTAACATAAGAAACGTGAACCCAATCGGGGTTTTCGTCATCGCCAAATTCCCAAATTAGTTGGTCGAAATTTAAGTTGTCTTTTATGTAGTTAAATAAATCCGCGTTGGTTTTTTCACCCAATGCGTCAATATCAATGGCTTGTCCTTTTGTGTGTTGGCTTGTTGGTTTTGACCCTATGGCTTCACAAAGTTCTGCGCTGCGGTAAAAACTATTGACCCGAATCGGTTCGCCCGCCCATTCGCGTAATGGCTCAAATATTTCTTTTGCCAATTTTTTCATCGCAACAATTTCTTGTTGTCCGGGTTCATTGGCGATTTCCTTTTTTTTAGCGGTTGCCGAATGGGTTGCTTCGGCCCAACTTATATGTTTGCTTATATACGCCATACTAATTGAATAAAACTACTAATCCGGTAAATACAATTAAAATAACAGCCAACAAAACAAATTTGTCAAACGGGTTGCCATTCCATTTTTTTATCGCCCAATTTTTTACAATGTTTAAATATTTCATATTATTTACGTTTTTTATTATCGTTTTCGCGTTGAATCCATTCCAAATCCTTCATAAAATCACGCATTTCAAGTTTTATTTCTTGGAAATCCGATTCAAGTTTTCTTTGCGAGGGCCAAGTGTATTTTTGTTCGTTTTCTTTTAGTTTTTTAATAGCCGTATCGTTTGATTCAATTTTGGCGCTTAATGTATAATAAGAACCCACAATTGACGCAAACATAGCCAAGAAACTAATTATTTGCATAGGCGACACCGAAAAGTCCGCTTTGCCGTCGCCGTTAATATCTATTTTGCTCATTGTTTTGTATTGTTTTTTATATCTTTTAAATCTTTAAAAACCCTAATAACAAGGGTCACAATTGTAAGGACAAGCATAATTGTTTTTAGTATTGGATTTATTTGTTCTAAACTTGTAAAAAACAAACTAAAAATTGCTAATCCATAAGTTTTAAAATCGTCCATCGTTATATTTTTTGTACACGGTTTGATATTTCAATTATTGCTCTAAAATAGGTGTCAAATTCTTCGTAGTCTTCCAAATAACGCACACGATCCATTGTCGTTGTATAAACATTAAATCCTTCGGCCGATAAATCTTCGTTGGTTCTTGTTCGTATAATATCCAAAACTTGATCGACAACAAGATTTAATTGATATTCACCACCTTCGTCGCCCTGAAAAGAAGTAACGCATTCAATTTTTGTAATTAGTTCCGTTGTATAGCTTGTATTATTTTGGTCAATTTCATTGCTTTCGTGGCTATAAATACGGATAAAAGGCGTCGATGCGTCCGAAGGTACACGATTGTAAATTGGAACGCTTGCGGCGTTTAAAGTGACGTTTCCATTTAGGGCGTCAATGTATTTTTTTCTTATATGGTGAAACGCTTCGCGCATTATATTATCTTTTTAAGTTTTGTGTCAATATTCTTTAAAAGAATTTTTAATTGTCGTCTTATGCTATTAAAAAAATAAGGTCGCGCCGGTAAATTTACCTTTTTGACTCCTTTGCCTTTAAATTGCATTGCATAGCTTTCCGGAATTCCCAATTGCTTTAATTGTTCTAAATCTACAAAACGACCAGTTCCAAATTCAACATATGGGGCATAGTGCTTACCGGCTTCAAAAACCACTTGTTTATTTTGGGCGCTTACGTCTATGCTTTTTTGTAGGTCACCTTCTTTAAATGGTACAATGGCCCGCATTTCCTTTTGGGTTTTATGTGCAAAGTCGCCAAGCATATCCGACAATTCCTGTTTGTCAAGATTTCGAAGTTGTTTCATTTTGTTTTGCAACTTCGCCAAATCCGCTTTGTTTATATATGCACCCCCCGCCATATTAATCCAATTTTAACGCTTCAATTTGTGTGAATTGATCCAATTGTGATTCAAATATTCCAGTCACACGGTATTCGCCGGTTTTACCTTCGATCGTTAACAAACGGTCAATTGAAATATATTCGTCCGCCGTCTTTTTACGCACAATAATTCTTATTTCCAATTGTCTTTGGCGTTTATACCCGTCAACTTCAACGTCGCCTTTCTTTTCAACTACCCGCCCCCATATTGTGGCCAAGGTTGATTTTATCGAAGTAGTCCCACCGTAACCGTCCGAAGTTTTGGTTAATTGTTTTATTGAAATGCGTTTGTTTAGGCGTCCGGAATCCATTATATAAACATATTTTTATAAGACGATAAAATTGTTTTTACGTTTGAAGGTACTTCGACAAAATTTACACCTTGCATAACGGAAAAATCCGCACGGTTGTCATAATACGTTGAAGTCAATTGTAAAATGGCCTGTATTAACAAACTGTCATTCATTCCGGCGGTTACATAGGTAACTTGTATTTCTTTTGCCGGTAATTGATTTAGTTCGATAATTTCATTATCAAGACCGCGACCGGTATAACTTGCCGTTGATCCTTCAACCGTTACGGTCGAAATAGATGCTACCGGCGCAAATGGTAAATTGATTCTTGTCGATGCAAATGGCAAATAATAAGTGCGGTTTTTTGCGACAATATCTTTTCCAATATAGTTTTCGCACCAAATACGCGCTTGGGTTATCATTCGCCCAATGATTGTATCGTCGTCCGAAGTGTCAATTCTTGCAAAATCTTTTACGTCTGAAGTAGTCACGATTTCGCTTCCGGTCGTTGAATTAATTTTAACTTGACTATGAAAATCATTCGGTGGTTCGCTATAATATAAACTTTGATAGTAGGCCATTATTTAGACTTTTTAGTTGTACGTTTTCTTGGCGCTTTTGCTTCTTTGGTTTCTTTAGCGGCCTTTTCTTCTTTGACCACCGGGGTTTCGTAAACAACGCCAATTCCCTTTTGTATATAATGACGACCAAGTTTATCGTCCAAATCGTGAATTTCGCCTTCTTTACGCCATCCGCCCTGACTAATAACGTCCTTTTTAATAAGTATTTTCATAGGATTGTATTTAGTACAAAGATAAAAAAAAGCGCCGTAATGATTTACGACGCCCCATCGAACATAAAACTATTGAATGAAAGTAACCTTTTACAGATCAAAAACAAAGTTATTAAAAAAATCTTTATGTTTTCCTACCGGCGACAAACGCACCGATTGCATTTCGCCAATGTTTGGAAATACAAAAAAACCTTTGTAGTATTCAACCCACACGGCAAAGAAATCCACCTTGTCAATGCTATAATCACTTTTTGAATTTTGAAGGCGACAATGGACGGTTGTGTGGTGTTTGTCCGGTAATTTAGTCGTCGATTTTATTTGCACACGAATAAGACGATCGCCGGTGTCAACAATACAGTCATAAATTGAAGAATCCATTAATGGAAAAGAAACTTCGTGACCGTGGCGCATACATTCGACGGCAAACATATATTCAGCGACGCATCCGCGTTTGTTATTGTCCACGTTTAATTCAATTTGTTGCTTTTTTTAATTTGGTTCATATAAAGTTATAAAAAAAACGCCGAATAATTAAATCCGACGTTTTCTAACCAAGTGAATGAAAAAAAGCTATTTATTAGCTATCCGTTTTAGATAGTTGTCCCAATATACAATTTTTTTATAAGATTTGTCAATTCTTTTCATAGAATCTTCAAATGTGTCTTTGTTTTGTTTTTGTTTTTCCATTTTTAGTGATTTTTAGAACGGTAAATTAAAAGTGAAAATAATAACATCAAAATCGCGTCTATATGCGCCTCAAATTTATAAACTAATCTAAACGCCCATAGTATAAATAAAACTACAAGAAACGCCCGGACAATGCCTTGTATTTGTTCTTTTTCCATTATGTCCAAGCTAAAATTGAAATTGTTGTTGCGATTGCCAAGGCGACCAAAAAGGCCGCAACTTCTTTAAGTAGTGCTTTCATATTTTTACGGTTTTGTTTTTTAGTGATTTTCTTTACTATATAATGATTTTTCATAATGTTTGATTTAAAATACTGATTCGTTTTCGTATAAATTGTCTTCGATTTTATCGTGAATCCAATCGTTGTAAAATTCCATTGAAACTTCTTCGCCGTTTACCTCTACATAGTAAGGTTCAATTTCTAAATAAGAAGGCGTATCATAATCGCCACGATCATAATAAACTTTGTACTCAACTAAAATCGTGTAGTCGTTTCCTTTGAATGTGTAAGTGTTTGTTTCCATAATGTTTTGTTTTTAATCTAATAACATTTTTAATGCCTTTGGTCTATTGCCAACGATTTTTGCAATTTCATCGCGTGCGTCTAATGCGTGAGATGCTTCGCATTCAATAATTAATGATTTTGGGGAATTGTGAAAGTGTACTTTGAATTTCATAATGTTTTGTTTTTAATTATACCGCAATATATAAAAAATTATATATATACAACAAATTTTATATAAAATATTTTTTAAAATAAAAAAAGGGGTAACCGTAAGGCCCCCCCCTTTAATTACAAAACAACCGTTAGAATTAAGCGGTTTCAAGTGCAGCTTTCGCGGTGCTAAATGTACCTTGAACAATTGCATTTGGTGCGTAGTTTGTAAGCGCAACGCGTTCTTGAGCGCGTACAGTAACAAACCCGTCACGGAAGTTGGTGGAATCTTCGCGTGAAAATTCGATACCAAGACCGTCACGAATCCAAAGTTGTGTCGCCAATGACAAGTTTCCTACAAGGAATTTTCCGGCCGTTACGGCAGTTGAAAGTACAATTGGCACACCCATAATTGCGGGTTGAACACCTTGGATAATTTGGTTTCTAAGGTATTCGTTCGCAGTTGACTTCAACAATACGATTTTGTGGAAATCGGTTGGGTTCAAAAGGATTGTATCCGCTTGGTAGTTAGACAAATTAAGTTGATTCAAAGCAACAGTCAAAACGTCAAATTCATTTGCGCTTTCGATTGCTAATGCAAATGATCCCGCAGAAAATGCCGCACCGTCAGTAAATAAACCGTCAAGATTTGGCGAAGAACCGTCACCGTTAAGGATTTCGTTGTCTTCGGCTGAAAGTACTTTTCCGGGTACGCGTGCAGACAAATAAGAAGTAAGTTGTGGGGTATCCGCCAACATTTCTTCTGTCAAACGCATATAAGTACCGATTTTTTCAACATTTACGCTTGTTGCGGTAATGTCGAAATCACTTTGTCCAAGTGTTGAACCTTGGGCAGTTGCAGCCGCGTTGTCAGCATATCCGCTTTCTTTAGGGAAACGAATAGTTTGCGCGTCAGTTGAACCGATAGGCAATAAAGTACGAATGTGAGTACTTCTTGAAGGGTCAAACTTAATGTTTGGAACCACAGTTTCACCGGCAACAACACCCGTGTAATCCGCGGCCATTGTCATATCCGCTTTTACTTCAAAACGTGCGGCGTTGCTATTTCCTTTAAGCATTGCATCAATAGAACCGTTTTTCAATGATTCTTCGATTGCGGCTTTAAAAGATTTTGTAGTTGCGCCACTAAATGTTTTTTTAGACTCCATTTCGATCGCGTCCATTCTTTTTGTAGCCGCTTCGAATTTTTCGTTGTAAGAATTAGTCAAGTTGGAAATTTCGCTTTTCAAAGACGCTTCGATTTCGCCGTTGGCGTTATCTTTAGCCGCGTGAAACGCTTTTTCAATCTTTGAATCTACAAGATCACCAATTTGATCCAATTGTTTTTTTAGATTTTCGTCCATTTCTTTATTTTTTTAGAACGTTAAACAAATATTGATAGATTTCTGAATTGTCAGCTTTTACGACTTGCGGCTTCGTGACTTCAATATCGTTCGGCGAAGTGCTTAATTGTGCAAAAATTGACTTTAGTTTTAAAATTTCAGCCTCCAAGGCATAACCAAGGTCGTCCGAAATTTCGCCTTTGCGAATTAGTTTCGCAATATTGTCAAACCTTTTTAAAAGTTTGGTTTGGTCAACGTTTCCTTTTACGTCCAAAATCATTGCTTGGTCGTTTGCCGCTAATGTAACGGCGGAAACTTCAAACAATTTAACTTCGGTAATATTTCGGATACCGTCAACCATTTCTTTTTGTAGTGGTAAAATTCCAACGCTATTTTCGGTAATGACCCCCGCCTTTATTAATTCAATGACGTCTTCACCTAAACGGGTCTTCGCAATTTGTGCTTCGAAAACCAATCCTTTGGCGTCTTCTTCTAAATGTACCATTTTTCCAAGTGGTTTGTCCATATCGTGTTGGTATAAATACTTCACACGGCGACCGTTTTCTTGGATAGTTTTAGAATAAGCGCCTTTTCGAATTATATCGTTATCGGAATCTTTATTGTCAAACACCGAAGCGTAGCCTTTCACAATTCCGGCTTTCTTGTCGGCGTCTATGACTTCGCCCATTGGCGATTGTTTATAGATAATTGTATTCATATTGCAAAGATATTAATTTTCAATTTGTTTAAATTTCATCGCCGTCAATCAATTCTTCAATAATTGCTTGCGTTGCCAGTCCAAAACCAATACCGGTCAAATCCGTAATGGCTTGGGCGTCGGGTTTACGTTCAAACGTCAAATAACAATTACAATTGATTCGATTCGATGCGCTTGACCTTGGATCGCCGGGCATACTTAAAGGTTCGCCGTCAACAACAAAATTTTCCTTAAATCCTACTTTTTGTGTGTGTGCGGAAATATGCCAATCGCGTGAATTTCTAAAATTGCAATTCCAAACTTTATTTGTCCCGTCTTCGCCAAAAAATGTTTTTGCACTTTGGGCGGTTCCTAAATTAGCGACATAATTCCCTTCGGTTTTAACTATTCGAAGCGCTTGCCATTCTGATAACGTCGCAAAACGCTTTTTTAAAATACGCGCCTTTACAACACTATTTTGGTTTGTAAATTCCGGGTCGGTCAATAGTTTTTTTAGGTTCTTTTGAAATTCGTTTTTTGCGGTTCCTTGGACAATTGGCGCAAGTGCAGCGCTTAATTTTGTCCCTTCGTTGGCAAATACTTCGTTCCAAATTTCTTCGTAGGCTTTTATGTTAGTGTTTTTTTGAATATACTTTTCGTAATTTTTAGAATACCAAATGGCGAATCTTGTCCCAATATTTTGGTAAATGCTTTTGTATTGTTCTTTTATTTCGCCTAATCTAAAAACGCCGTCTAAATTATCATATTGACCGCTTTGTAAATATTGATCGGTCGCTTTTTTATATTGACCTTCAAAATATTTTCGAAGTTTTAGCGTTTCTAAATTTACCGCAATTGATAATTGGCGCAAATAATCCTTTTCATATTTCGCAACCGACTTTTGTTCTCGGCGGTCATATATGTCATAACAAACCGCAACGCGTTGTTCTACGTCGTCAAAGTCCCGAACAATTTCCGGGTCAATGACACACCGTTGAATAAAGTTGTCTTCTTCTTCGTTACGATAAGGCTTTGGTAACGGCATACCTATTTATTTTTTTTGGCAACGCAATACCTACTCATTTTCCGATATACGCTTGGCCCATTCGACCATTGCAGACCCCCCCCATAGGTTATAAGCAACATATCCGCGATCCTTCCACGGTTCGTCTTTGTATTGCGGGTCAATTTGTGCATTGTCTTTGTGGCGGCTTAAAAAACTATGTACGCGCTTTACGGTTGACAATGACAAGGCTTCGCGTTTTGCCAATTGATTTGCGCGTGTCCAACCGACTTCGGTTCCACCTTTTACAACATCACGGCCGTATTTTTCGCGCCATTCCAACATTCTTTTTGCGTTGTTGGTTGCGCCTTGTGGGTAATTGTCAAAACTTTCTTCTTTTTGAATCGGTTCGTTGTATTCTTCGGCTTCGTCGTCGTTTTGGTGTTCGGCGCTTTCTTGAATTTCACGGTCTTGATAATATTCGGCCAAACGATTTGCAAGTGCGGCTTCATATTCTTCGTGCGTTTCAAAAGGCATAAAAACCGTGTTTCCATTATGAAGGTGAACGTGATATTCACCGGTTCCACCCATTTCAATACATCTTTGACGTGCTTCGGCGATCGTCGTGTACATATTCAACATTCCGGCAACCAAACGCTTTTCAGTTGGTTCGTCGGCGGGAATCGTTGGAAGTTCAAAGTCGGGTAAATCAGTATTTTTTACCGGAAGCAAATTTGACGGGATATAATAGTCGTCCATTGCGGGCGTGTCTTCGTCTTTTCCATAATTCATAGCTTGGCGCTTTTCATTAGGCGTAAGCCACCAAGCGGCGGTCATTTGATTAACCACCTTTTCGGTTTCTTCTTGTAGTTCGGGAATTACCGACGTGTCGAAGTCAATAAATAAATTGTCACCAAATTTAGGCGCCAACCAACGGTTTAATTCGTCGCGGATTTTAAGAAGTTCAGGAATTACCGCGTTGGTGTACATCATTTTTCGCGCTTCTTTGACGTTGTTATATGTCGCGCTTTCGACGTTGTTTAATAAAACCGCCGGAATATTGTAAATATTACAAAGGTCTTTTATCGTGGTGTTATATTGTTCTATAAGCGACAAATCAGACGCGTTCAATCCGAAATTTACCCAAGATAGTTTTTTAGGTGTAATGATAACGTCACCGGCGTTGTTTGAACCTTGGTATTGTTGTTTAAATTTTTCTTTTAGTTGTCGCGCTTGTACTTCGTTAAGGTCGCCTTCTTCGGACATTAGCACACCACGGGCCGTTTGATTTTGTAAATATCTAACGCCGGTTGTAAGTGCTTCATTGTTTGCGTCCATTGATCGAAGTCCGGCTTTAAGCGGTGACATTCCGTACATTGATTGAGCACTTCCATCGAAATCCGGATTAAAATCTTTGATATGACAAACATCGTCGGCTTCCATTCTATAAGTGCCATTGTATTCCATTGTATAGAAATTAACGGGGCGCATTAAACCGCCGGAATGTATTTCAATGGCTTGTGAAGGCAAAACATAAAGTTCGCCGTATTTCGATGCGTTTGCACCCGTGTCGGGGCCAATTCCGTAGATATAACGGTTTCCGGTAAGTTTACCGAATGCAATTAATTCGGTGATAAAAGACGCATAACTTTGGGCGGGATTTGGTCGTTCTAAAAGTTCGTGAAGTTCGGTATCTTGTAATTCAACAAGGGCATTTTTTAAACTTATTTGTGCTTTGTACTGACTATTTCCGTCAAATGATCCCGAAGTAAGTGCTTTATATCTTTTTAATTCGTTTGAATTTTGTACTTCATAAACTTGAAAAGGAACCGTTGAAGCGGCTTTTGTGATTAAATTAATAATCGCGTAAACCGTTGAATTGAATCTATACCCTTTATCAATGTAAGTATTATCATTTTCGGCGCTTGTCACTAAAGTTTCGCCAAGGAAATTGTATATCGCCCTATTGAAAGCGGCGTTGGTTTGTTGTGAATTTTTACCGACCAAACCTTTTAATCTATCGAAAAAAGATGCCATTAAGTTGAAAGTTTTTACAAAAATACTAATTATATAACAAAGAAATCCGCTCGCTTCGAATATTGCGAATAAACCGCATATCTTATCGCGTCCATCAAGTGGTTGTTTTTGTCAACCGGTTTATTTATGATTGTCCCGTCTTTTAATTCTTCCCAATAATATCCCGAATATTCTTTTTGCAAATTCAGCGATTCGCGACTAACATAAATTTCAAATTCTTTTAATAACGAAATCCCAGCGTTGACCGAACCTTGTCCTTTTGTCGCCGCTTTTATCAAAACGCTTTGTCGTCGTAATTCTTCGATTGATTT